ATGAACTTACTTTATCTTCTGGTATTTTTAACGATCAGAGTGGGGATATATGGGAGATAGAGGCTGGACCAAATAATCTAAGAGACACCGGCGCAAGCTTTACTTCTGCGCTAGTAGGAAGAACGGTACGAAATACTAATGATAGTACTACTGCTACAGTTTCAGCTTTTGTGAATAGTAATGAGCTAACTTTGTCTTCTGGTATCTTTGATAATAAAGATACCCATACTTATCAAATAGAGCCTGGATATGATAGATTATACGATCCTACAGCCTCTTTTAGTACTGAAGTAGTAGGTAAGGTAGTACGTAATACTACTGATAATACTACAGCTACAATATCTTCAAGAACTAGCAGTACAGAGTTAGTACTATCCTCTCCAATTTTTGATAATCAAGATGGGGAAGGGTACCGTATAGAAGTACCAAATGCAGTACTAAGAGATACAGGAGCCTCCTTCACATCTACTCATGATAATAGATTAATACGAAATTTAGATACAGGAGCCTTATCATCTATTTCCTCAGTTCAAGATAGCAATACTCTAATACTAGAGGCAGATATATTTGGGCAAACTAATTCGTCAAACTATAAGGTAGAGGGAGATGTACTATCCTATGGGTACTATTACTTTACAGCTCAGGACTATGATCTTGGTGAAGTATATACCAATAGACTTACTGCATCATACGCTAGTAGTTCTTTCTCTACTACTAGCTTATTTGACGCTACCTCTGGATTATTTGATGAGCCAGGAAAAGGTTTGTTTGATGGTTCTGATATATCAGATACCAATGCTTCTATGGAAGTTAGTATTACTTCGGATGACCCTTCTGGAGCTTCTCCTACTTGGTCTACGTGGGCACCTTTCTTCGTAGGAGACTATACAGCTAGAGGTATACGATTTAGATCAAAACTAACCAGTAGTAATACTACACATAACGTTAGATTAGATGCTTTATCTGCTACAATAGATATGCCGGATACTATTAAAAGAGATACACACATTATAAGCAGCTCTGGTACTAATAATGGTACCGAAGTAATAACATATAGTACCCCTTTTAAGGCAACACCTACGGTGGGTATTACGGTTCAGAACTTTAATTCTGGGGAGTATTATACTATAACTAGTGCAACTACTACCGGATTTACAGTAACTTTTTATACAAGTAGCAGTATTGCTACCCAGAAAACTTTCAATTGGATAAGTACAGGATATTAAACTATGGCAACACATGACTACAACATTTCTAATCAATCATTCCCAGCGACCCGCTCGGATATAAATAATGCTTTAGCGGCTATTAAGAGTACTAATAGTAACGCTTCGGCACCTTCATCCCCTACTACAGGGCAACTCTGGTATGACTCTGCCAACAACTTACTAAAAGTTCACAATGGCACTTCTTTCGAAGAAGTGATTTCTGGTACAATAGTAGGCGGGGATATAGCCTCGGGAGCTATCTCTACTATTAAAATTGCTTCTGATAACGTTACTGCTGACAAACTAGCAGTCTCTGGCAACGGTAGTAATACCCAGTTTCTAAGGTCTGATGGGGATGGTACTTTTTCTTGGGTTACCCCTACTAATACTAATACTACCTATTCAGCAGGCTCGGGAATTAATTTATCGGGAACTACATTCTCTGTACAGCCAGATCTTAGGGACGCTATGACTCATATAGGTAGAGACTCTAATGACTATATTATATTTAATACAGCAGATTTTGGATTTTTCCTTAATGGTACAGAGAGATTCAGAATGGAGAGTGATGGAGATCTGCACGCTGATGGCAGCGTAGTAGCTTATTCAGCTACAGTGTCTGATATGAACCTAAAGACTGCAATTTCCACAGTTGATGGGGCCTTAGATAAAGTTTCACAGCTTAATGGAGTGGAGTTTACACGTAAGGATAGCGGTAAAAGATCTGCAGGAGTAATTGCTCAGGATGTGGAGAAAGTATTACCTCAGGCAGTAGTTGAAAGAAGTCTACCTTTACATACAGGAACTGATGAAGTTTTTAAAACTGTAGAGTACGATGCGTTGCATTCATTATATATTGAGGCTATTAAAGAACTTAAAGATATGGTGGAAAAACAAGCAATACAGATAAAAGATCTTCAAGGGGCATAAGAAAATTAACTCTTGACTTTTCTGTTGGAATTTGATATAATAGTTAGTAAGAAAAGGTCATTAAAATAATTTGGTGTACACCTTTTAACAAGTATAAAGCATCTTTCAATAAAAAATTGAAATAGGCACAGTTTTTCTAAGGAATTTATTATGGCAGCAGGTATTTATAATTTAAGTATTGAGCAGGGTTCCTCTTGGGAACTTCAATTGTCTATAGATTCTTCAGCGGGTACTAACTTAGATATCACAGGGTATACTTTTGATGCAAAAATAGCTAAATCGTATTACGATGATAACTGTATATCAATTACAACAGTTATAGTTAGCGCAGTGGGTGGCTCTATTAAATTAAGTCTAAGCCCTGCCCAAACTAAAGCACTGGACGCAGCAATAGAATATATCTATGATATAGATATGTCCTCCCCCGCTGGAACAGTTACTAGACTAATGGAAGGAAGAGCAACTATTAGTCCGGGGTTATAGTCATGGCAGTAATAGTTACTGTAACAGAGACTACAGGAAATGAAATAACGGTTACTACTAATCAGGTAGTAATCACAACAAATTCGGTAGCAGTAGGCGCCGCAGGAGATATACCTTTTACTCCTGTTGGAAATATTACTGCTACGAATATACAGGATGCCTTGCATCAAATAGCGGATCAACAATTCGTACAAGCTGCAGCTCCCGCAGTCTCAGATAATAATCTTGAGGAAGGGGACTTGTGGTACAACACAACCGATAATAAGCTTATGGTATATAGAAATACCACGTGGGAAGAAATAACCCTAGCTGCTCAATTATCGGAAAGCTCAGATACTGCAGAGTACTCTGACGTTACTCTTAATGGAGGGTATTTTTAAATGGCAAACGTAATCAAAATTAAACGCAGTACTACTACTGCAACCCCTGGCAGCTTGGCTGAAGGCGAATTAGCTTATTCGGAAAATTCCAATAATTTATTTATTGGTACAAGCGGCTCTAACGTAACTGTAATTGGTGGTGCTGAAGGCATCGCAGACGCAGTAGGAGCAATGGTAACTGGTAATACTCAAACAGGTATTGCAGTAACTTATCAAGACGCTGATAACACTTTAGATTTCGCACTTACAGCTGATCCAACGATCACTTTAGGCGGAGACTTATCAGGTACAGCAACATTAACTAACCTTACAGATGCTACACTTACAGCAACTATCGGTGTTAATGCAGTACAGAAAGCAATGGTTAACACAGACCTTATCACAGGTCAAACTGCATTAGCAGCTAACCCAGATGGTAATAACGACTATGTATTAATCTATGATGCATCAGCAGCTTCTTACAAGAAGATTGCAGCTAAGTACTTAGGTTCTAACTCTCTAGCAGAGCTAGACAACGTAGGTACAGATGTAGCAACAGCAGGTCATATGATGTTAGCAGATGGAGATTCTTGGGAATCTACTGCAATGTCTGGCGATATCACTATTAGTGGTTCAGGCGTAGCTTCAATTGGTGCTGATAAAGTTCAGGCAGCTGAATTAGGTGTTACTGCTGGTACAGCGACTCCTTCTAGAGCATTAGTTGTAGACTCTAGTAATGACATTAACCTAGGTGCAGGTGATTTAACAGCAACAACTGTTACAGCAGCCCTTACAGGTAATGTAACAGGTAATGTAGCTGGTAACTTAACTGGTAATGTAGCAGGTAATGTAGTAGGAGACGTAACTGGTGACTTAACGGGTGACGTAGCTGGTAATGTAGCTGGTAACTTAACTGGTAATGTAACAGGTAATGTAGTAGGAAACGTAACTGGTGACTTAACTGGTAATGCAGATACTGCTACAGCATTTGCAACGGCTCGTACTGTTGGAATGACTGGAGATGTTGTTTGGACATCTGGCGCAATGGACGGCACTGGAAACGTTACAGGTACAGCATCTATTCAAGCTAACACTGTTGCAGCAGCTGAGTTAGGTGTTACTGCAGGTTTAGCATCGGCTTCTAAGGCGTTAGTTGTAGACTCTAATAAGGACATTAACTTAGGTACTGGTGATTTAACAGCAACAACTGTTACAGCAGACGACTTTGTAGGTAGTGTAACTGGTGATGTAACTGGTGATGTAACTGGTGACTTAACTGGTAATGCAGATACTGCTACAGCTATGGCAACAGGACGAACTGTTGGTATGACTGGCGATGTAGTATGGACTTCAGGATCATTTGATGGCACTGGAAACGTTACAGGTTCTGCACAACTTCAAGCAGACGTTGTAGCTGCTACTGAGTTAGGTGTTACTGCTGGTACGGCAACTGCTTCTAAAGCACTAGTTGTAGACGCAAATAAGGACATTAACCTAGGTACTGGTGACATTACTGCTACTAACCTTACAGGTTCAATTCAAACTGCTTCGCAAGGTATGATCACTACATTAGGCACATTAACAGGCCTAACAGTTGGTGGCGATATGACTATTGCTGACGGTTCTAACGACTTTGATATAGCTTCACATGATGGATCAAATGGTCTTAAGTTAGGTGGCGTATTAATAACGACTTCTGCAGCAGAAATTAATGTTTTAGATGGTTCAACAGCAGGTACTGCAGTTGCTTCTAAAGCTTTAGTTGTAGATGCTAATAAAGACATTAACCTAGGTTCAGGTGATTTAACTGCTACAAACGTAACAGGTACATTGCAAACTGCAGCTCAAGGAAATGTTACTTCAGTAGGTTCTTTAAATGGACTAACTATTGCAGCTTCACAGTCAGTTTCAATGGGATCTAACAGAATTACTAATGTTTCTGATCCTTCACAGGCTCAAGATGCAGCTACTAAAGCATATGTAGACGCAGTTAAAACTGGATTAGATGTTAAAGACTCAGTTCGTGTAGCTACTACAGTTTCAGGTACTATGGCTACAGCTTTCGATAATGGAAGTTCTGTAGACGGAGTTACTTTAGTTACTGAAGATCGTATTTTCATTAAGAATCAGGGAACTGCTTCAGAAAATGGTATTTATACTGTAAATGCTTCAGGCGCTCCTACAAGAGCTGTAGACTTTGATGAAAGTTCTGAAGTAAGCGGTGGAACATTTACTTTCGTTGAAGAAGGTACTACAAATGCTGATTCTGGTTGGGTAGTTACAAACAATGGAGATGTTACAATTGGTACAACTGGTCTAACATTCGCTCAGTTCTCAGGTGCTGGACAAATTACTGCTGGTACTGGTATGACTAAGACGGGTAACACTATTGATGTTGTTGCTGGAAATGGTATTACAGCTAATGCTAACTCAATACAAATTAATACTACGTGGGCCGGACAATCTGCAATTACTACTTTAGGTACAATTGCTTCAGGTGCATGGCAAGCGGATACTGTAGGCGTTGACTACGGAGGAACAGGTATTTCTAGCTATTCTTCTGGTGATATTATGTATGCTACAGGCTCAACTACACTTTCTAAACTTAGTAAAGGTACAGGCGGTCAATTTATGAAGATGAATTCTGGTGCATCAGCTCCTGAATGGTCTAACGAATTAGACGGAGGTACGTTCTAAATTTATTTCTTGACAAATAACCCCAATTTAGGTATAATATTATACTTAGATTGGTCAATTTTTCAAAAAAGTTTAGAATAGAGGATACCTTATGTCAACTTTACAAGTAAATAACTTAGATTCATACACCGGCTCAAAAATTGATGTGGACAGTACTTCTGATTTTAATATCGAAGCAACTACCGTATCTACTAGTAGCACTTCAGGTGCTTTAAGAGTAGCTGGGGGTGTATCAACTCAAACAAACTTAAATGTTGGAGGTAACGCTGTCATTGCAGGAACACTAGAGGCTTCATTGAATTCTAGCGTTTTAGATGGCGGTAGCTTCTAAGTAGGATAATAGGGGGCTTTAGTGCCCTATTATTATAGGAAAAATTATGTATCATATCATAAAACCAAAACGTACCACTAGTGCGGGAACGGTTCCTACTACTTCTAATTTAGAAGCGGGCGAGATCGCAATCAATCTAGCAGATAAGAAATTATTTGTAAGAGATACGTCCAATAACATACTAGAACTAACAACCAGGACTATAACCTCTTTAGAGGATGTATACTTCTCTGGTATTAGTAACGATCAACTTATGCACTATAACAGTGCTAATAGTAGATGGGAAAACTTCAATAGAGATTTAGGCGAATGGAACACTAGCGTAGGTAGAACTTACTATCTAGATGCAGGAACATCCAGCAAAACTTCAATAGGTAAAAGCACTCATTCAGGTGCTTATACTTTAGAAGTAGACGGGATATTCAATGCATCTGGACAGATAACTCTTGCCTCTGGTGAGAAAGTTGGACCAGGATGGTTCCATGAGTCCGCATCTTTAGTTAGTGAGAGCTACGATATCCCCTGCACGTATAATGCAGAGTCTCAAATAGATACAGCTATTGCTGTAGATGTTGTTGTTAAAGTATGTACAGGATCAACCTTAAAAGTTTCGGACTTAATAACTTCGGACTAGACCTTATATAGGTCACTTCATAAACCCAGCTATATAGCAAATTAGATTAAGGGGGCCAAATGGCAATTAAATTTAAACCGAAAAGAACCACCACCTCTAGCAATGTACCTAGTACAGCTAACCTAGAGGCAGGTGAAATCGCTATTAACTTAGCGGACAAGAAACTATTCGTTCGAGATACTTCTAATAATATTTTAGAATTAACGACTCGAAATGTAAATTCCTTAGACGATGTTAACGTTACTGGTTTATCAAATAATCAAGTACTACAGTATAATAGCTCAAACAGCCAGTGGGAGAATACAACTCTTACAAATGTTTGGTCTAATAGTGGTACTTTTATTTATAATACGTCGACCGTTGGAATTGGTACAGACACACCGAATACAGACTATAAATTAGATGTAGCCGGTACAGTTAATTGTACTACTCTATATGTAGGTGGAGTACAAGTAGATGGAGGTAATCCCCCATTTTTACTTACTCAACCTATTATTACGGCAAACTACACCGTTGCTGATAACTTCAATGCTAGTTCTTCTGGCACTGTAGATGTTGCAACAGGAATAACAGTTAATGTAGGCACGGATGCTTACTTATCAATATCATAAGGAATAAAAAATTATGTCTACTTTAAAAGTAAATACTATAGATTCACACTCCGGCAGTGTACTGACTTTTGACAGTACCGCTGACATATTAGTAGCTAGCGCTACTAGTTCAACAAGTACTACTACTGGTGCCTTAAAGGTAACTGGTGGTATTTCTACACAAGAAAATTTATATGTCGGAGGTAACGCAGTTATCACTGGCACAATGACCGCAAATGGCGGCACAATTACATTAGGTGATGCTGGTACGGATAACGTAACTATTGGGGGAGAACTTAACTCCGATATTATCCCTGATGTTACTAATACGTACGATCTAGGTTCTTCTTCTAAGAAGTGGGCTGAGATTCATGCAACTGACTTTACAGGTGATTTAGCTGGTAATGTAACCGGTAATGTAACCGGTAATGTAACCGGTAATACTTCGGGTTCAGCAGGATCTTGTACAGGAAACTCTGCTACAGCAACTGCTTGGGCAACTGCCAGAACTTTAGAGTTAACAGGTGCTGTAACTGGCTCTGCTTCTGTAGATGGTTCAGGAAACGTATATATTGGAACGACAGCAACTGCTGATCCTACCATTACTCTAGCAGGCGCTGTAACGGGTGTAGGTACACTTACTAACTTAGGTGATGTAACTATTACTACAACAGCAACAGCAGACCCTACGCTAACATTAAGTGGAGACGTAACTGGTTCTGCTACGTTTACTAATTTAGGTAATGCTAACTTAGCAGTTACAGTTGGTAATGATAGTCATACTCATGCCTATAGTAACTTAACTGGTACTCCTGCTACATTTGTACCGACTACAGAGAATGTACAAGATATTGCAGGTGCTATGTTTAGTGGCAACACTGAAAGTGGTGTTACAGCAACTTATATAGATTCGGACGGTACTATAGACTTAAATGTCAATGACCCTGTTATTACTTTAACAGGTGATGTTACTGGTTCAGCAACAATGTCTAATTTAGGCGATGTAACTATTGTAGCTTCAACAACTTCTGATCCAACTATTACACTAGCAGGCGACTTAAGTGGTTCAGTTACTTTAACAAATTTAAGTAATGGTACACTAACTGCTACTGTAGCAGATGATTCACACAATCATGTTATTAGTAATGTAGATGGTTTACAAACGGCTTTAGATGCTAAGACTACTCCAGGATATGTAGATACACAAATTACTAATCTAATTGGTGGTGCTCCTGGTACGTTGAATACACTCAACGAACTAGCGGAGGCAATTAATGATGATGCATCTTATGCTTCAACATTAACTACTTCTCTAGCAACTAAAACTGCTAAGACATCTAGTCAGTCTCTAAGTACTGCATCAAATGCAATGACTATTAGTGGGCATACAATTACGTTAAATCGTGGTGACGGATCTACTGACACAGTTACAGTTCCTGATAACAATACTACTTATTCAGTTCAGGACGGGCAGTTATCACAAAAGAACTTTACTACAGCGGATAATACTAAGCTAGATGGTATTGAAGCAGGTGCTACAGCAGACCAAACTAATGCACAAATTAAGACTGCATATGAAGCTAACGCTGACACTAATGAATTCTCAGATGCAGAACAAACTAAGCTAGCGGGTATTGAAGCTGCAGCAGACGTTACAGATACTGCAAATGTTGTGGACTCTTTAACAGCAGGTACTAACGTAGCTATAGCAGCCAACGGTACTATTAGTTCTACAGATACTACTTATTCAGTAGGCAACGGTGGTCTAACGCAGATTAACTTTACTACAGCGGATAATACTAAGCTAGACGGTATTGAAGCTTCTGCAGACGTTACAGATACTACAAATGTTGTAGCTTCTTTAACAGCAGGTACTAACGTAGCTATAGCAGCCAACGGTACTATTAGTTCTACAGATACTAATACTACTTACTCAGTAGGCGATGGTGGACTAACGCAGAAGAACTTTACTTCAGCAGACAACACTAAGCTAGATGGTATCGAAGCAGGTGCTACAGCGGATCAAACAAGTGAAGAAATTCAAGATATTGTTGGTGCAATGGTTAGTGGAAACAGTGAATCTGGTATTACAGTAACGTATCAAGATACTGATGGCACTTTAGATTTTGCAGTAACGTCTGATCCTACTCTAACATTAAGTGGTGATGCGTCTGGTTCTGCTACGTTTACTAACTTAGGTAATGCTACATTATCAGTTACAGTTGCAGATGATTCACATAACCACGTTATTAGTAACGTTGATGGATTGCAAACAGCATTAGATGCTAAGACAACTCCAGGATATGTAGATGGTCAAATTGCTGCTTTAGTAGGTTCAGCTACACCTGCAGCACTTAACACTCTCCAAGAGTTAGCTGATGCTTTAGGCGATGACGCTAACTATGCAGCTACAATTACAACTGCATTGGCAACTAAAACTGCTAAGACATCTAGTCAGTCTCTAAGTACTGCTGCGAATGCAATGACTATTAGTGGACACACTATTACGCTTGGGCGTGGTGATGGTACTACTGATACAGTTACAGTTCCTGATAATAATACTACTTACTCAGTAGGCAACGGTGGATTAACGCAAGTTAACTTTACTACAGCTGATAACACTAAACTAGATAGCATTGCTTCTAGTGCTACTAATGTAACTAATAACAACCAAATCTCTAACGGAGCAGGTTATGTTACATCTTCTGGTAATACTATTATCGGTACAGATTCTGATGTAAATACTTCGGGTGCTACTATTATTGATAATATGTACATGACTGATGGTGTTATTACTTCGCACGGTACTAGAGTACTAACACTTGCTAACTTAGGTTACACAGGTGCTACAAACGCTAACTATATTACTAATAATAATCAGTTGACTAATGGTGCTGGGTATGTTACATCTTCTGGTAATACTATTATCGGTACAGATTCTGATATTAATACATCAGGTTCTACTATAGTTGATAATATTTATGTCACAGACGGTGTTATCACTTCAATGGGCACTAGAGTACTAACACTTGCTAACTTAGGTTACACAGGTGCTACAAACGCTAACTACATTACTAATAATAATCAGTTGACTAATGGTGCGGGTTACATTACTGGGTATACGGATACTAACACTACTTACTCTGCTGATGGAAACTACGGTATGTACTTGAGTGGCACTACTATCCGTCTTGAGAACGATAGACGTAGAAACTCTACTGGAGAAGACGTATGGTCTGGTAACACACATGACTACGTTATGTACGACGCTTCTCACGGTATTAGATGGTGGACAGCTGGTTCAGAAGAGATGCGTCTTGAAAACGATGGCGACTTGCATGTAGATGGCCAAGTAGTTGCTTACTCTGGTACAGTATCAGATCAGAAATTAAAGACGGGTATTACTACAGTTACAGATGCTTTAAATAAAGTAGCTCAACTTAACGGCGTAGAGTTTACGTATAAGAAAGATGGTAGACGTTCTGCTGGTGTTATAGCGCAAGACGTTGAGAAAGTACTACCAAGTGCTGTAACCGAGAAGGAAATGCCTTTTGAAAAAGGTACAGGAAAATTTAAAGTAGTTGAGTACGATGCTCTAAACGCTTTATTAATTGAAGCAATCAAAGAGCTTCGCGAAGAAGTTAATATTCTTAAAGGAGAAAAATAATGGCAGTAACATTAACAAGCACGGGCATAACATTTTCGGATGGTAATAGTCAGAATACCCAGGCATCTGGTGGAATGGGAGGAGTAGATACTTTTTACAACTCTGGTACATGGACCAGACCTTCAGGAGTTACAACAGTATACGCTACAGTAGTAGGCGGAGGCGGCGGAGGCGGCGGAGGCCAAGGTAACTACGGCGGTGCTGGTGGTGGCGGTGCAGGCGCACAGCTATGGGGCACGAAGACCGTAAACGGAAATCAAGCTGTAACTGTAGGTAACGGCGGAGCTTCCGGTTATATTAGAACCGGTTGTTATTCACCTTACCAAACTGACGGCACACCTGGTGGATCTTCTAGTTTCAGTGGAAATACATCTAATGGCGGAGGCGGTGGTACTAAAGGCACTTGCTATTCAAACGCTGCTTTCAACGGCGGAGGAGGCGGAAGCTCTAATGGAGGTGTCTCTGGTGAGACTGGCGCGCCTTCATGGAAACAGAGTGGCAGAAAAGCGGGTACTCCTGGCGGCACATCAGGATTTGGTGGACCGGGTAAAGGTGGTTTTTCCGGCGGCGCAGGCAAGAAAGGAGTGGTTATTATAACCTATTAAGGAAAATATTATGACAAATTATTTAGCAATAAACGAAACAGGGTTGGCCGTATCTGGTATATGGGCAATAGATTCTGTTCTAAAAGAGGGATTATCTTTAGTAGGAATACCTGACGCACCCACTGAGAGTGTTCTAGTAGAGGATCCGCAACCTACTATAGGGTGGACTTGGGATGGATCCGAATGGCTTCAACCTGATATGAGCATAGATGAGCTACGCGATAGTAGGAATGAGAAGTTATCCGGTACAGATTGGATAGTACAAAGACATTCAGAGGAGTCTGTAAAGACTTTAACAGACGCAAAGTATGCGGAGTGGTTAGCATATAGAGGCGCTTTAAGAGACATTACTACTGAGTACAGCCCCTTACCGGGCGGTCCTAGTTTCCCTGTAAAACCTTAAGACGATAAAAAACCCTAATACCGTTAATAAAGTATTAGGGTTTTTTATCGTCTTAACTTCTTTTCCAGACCCAATCGTCTTTACAGCGATCAGTAAGCCAATCATCAAGCTTGGCTAAATAGAAACCTTCCGAGTAGTAAAGGTGTCTGTAGTCGTTAACTGGTTCTTGTAAAAATGCACAGAACCACTTACTCCTATCAAACTTGAAAACGAGTAAAGGGTGTTCAGCTTCATTCTCTCTCTGCTCTCTTACAGTCTGCCCCCACCATTCAACTATTTGAGGAGTTTTACCGGTTAGTAACCTACTGTTAAGGTGGTCATCTTTATAGTGCTTTACTTCAACACTATACTTCATAAGCTCCTTAGGGATGTAAACGTCCCCCTTAAGTCCGTGCTTAGCATCAAGTGCCCCAGATAGAGGAATTCTCTCCCAATTCCAACCTGTTTCCTTCCTTAAAACTACACACAAGGCCGACTCGGCCCTGCTTCCTTTAGCTTTACTCTTATTAGCTACTGCCATTCTAACCTCGACGTCTTTTTCTCTTTAATAACATTTATCTTACTAAGTAAAGGGTGGGACCAACCATGGGATACTAAGAAAGTATTAAGGTCGTGCTCCTTTAATAGTACTTCAATAAGCTTCTCCCTACCTTCATCATCAAGAACCCCGATTACTTCATCTAAGAATAATACATTTATTCTAGACTTGGATAGGGTACTCATTAATTTTCTTATAGCTAATAGTGTCGAAGTATTAACTCTTGCTAATTCACCACTACTTAGAGCAAGAATATCAATATCTCTACCCTCATCGGATATAACAACATTTAACTTATCATTACTAACAACAAATTCTAGCCCGAATCTTCCGTCAGATAGTTCAGCAAGATACTGGTTAACTAAATCTTCTAAATCCTTTACTAAATTTTCAATTTTGTACGCTACTAAACCATTAGTACTAAAGGCTTTCTTTAATACTTCTAAATTAGCATATACATCATTGGTTTTCCTTAGTTTAGATTCTTCAGTAAGTAACTTTAGTTTAAACTCTTTTACTTGTTTGACTAAGTAGTCTAGTTCAGTATTAAATTTTGTAATTTCATTATTTTGAGATGATATATCCCTAATCTCAGTTTGTTTTTTAGAAATTTCGATAGTAAATTTATTAATTTCTTCTTCTAATTCTAACTTATCTTCGGTAGTGCGGGGCAGCTTATTATCTATTAAAGTAGATAGCTTTTCAAATTTTTCAATAGTTGATTGATGTTTTGTATAGTCTTGAAGTTGTTTCTTTAGATTAATTACAAGATTTTCTACTTCGCCCTTCCTTTTAGTACTTATTGATACTGTACTTCTTTGCTCGTCTACCAGTTCTTCTGTTTTATTAGAATCAATATCTTGCAAACAAGTAGGACAACTGTCCCCCAAACTTTCGATTTTACGTAATACTGCGTTTGCTTGAGCAATAATAGTTTTTAAAGACGTAAACTCCTCATTTAATTCTACAATGCCTTCGGGCATCTCAACTTCTCTAGTTAATTCATTAGCGCTAAGTTCAGATAATTGACTTTTGTATTGATTATTAATATTAATCTTACTATTAATCTCTAGTATGTTATCAAGTTTTGACTTTACTAGAGCTCTTTCTGAGATTATGTTTTCTGGAGCTTCTGGTACTTCTATTAAAGGTTTTTTCGTAGTACTTTTTATAGGGTTAGTAGATATCCAACTATTAATAGTTTCTATACTACCCCTAGTTTCAGATACTTCATTAGACGCTTCCTTATGTGCAGTTTTAAAGTTATCAAATAAAGTCAAGTAGTTATCTAAATTCAGTAGTTCAATAAGGAATTTTTTTCTGTTAGTATCTGTAGCAGTTAAAAACTGTAGAGAACTAGTAGTGCTTTGGTATACTAATTGACTAAAGGTTTTGAAATCCATACCTAGTACATTCTGTATAGATTTGAAAGTATTAGTAGCAGTATGTGATGATATATCTTCTCCATCACATATTAAAACTACTTTAATACTAGAAGTTCTATCTACTGATATACTATACTCTCTATCATCTACGCTAAAGTCTAGAGATATACTGTACCCCTTGGAGTCACTATTTCTATTAACAATATCTACTTTCTTAATGCCTTTAGAGTTCTTATTAAAAAGAGCCTCTTCAATTAGTAAAGGAATAGAACTCTTCCCCGTACCATTAGTACCTACTAACTGTACTATTAGGTCTTTTTCTAAGTCCAGGCTATTATCATTTCCATACGAAAAACAATTAGACCATTTCAACCTTTTAAGTATAATCATGAAATACTCCTAAAACTTCTTTAACTTTCTTTTCATTTAATCCCATAATATATTGTAAGTATTCTGATAATTCATCTTCTAAAGTCATATCAGAGGTTAAAATAAGTGCTGAATCATTATGTCTTTTAATAAGTTTTTTATCTAATAACTCATTATCTTTATCTACTTTTACTAAGTCACTAACATCTCCTTCTAATTCATATATTGTATGATGATAGTTAGTCTTAATCATTTGATCTGGGTGACTAACAGTTTGCCTAATAAGCTGAGGTAACTTTAGTTTCATCCAAGACCAGTCCATAGTCTTACTATCGAATAATAGTACTCCTGTATCTACAGGGTTTCTATGAAAGGAGGTGGTGACAGGACTACCAGGGTATACTATATTTCGTTGAGAGTTGGTATGAGAATGTAAGTCTCCTGCTATAACTAGCTCCCACTCGTCTAACTTTCTCAAATCTATCTCTGGTTGTACGTGCGGTGGTATTTCTCCTCTAACATGTGTAAATAAAGTTCTACCACTAAAATCCTTAGGGTCGAACTCTTTTAACTTATTATAAGGGATAAAATCCATATCCTCTAGTTTATAATAGTCATCTATAATTTCCACTAAAGGGTTGATGGATTTAGTCACATCCTTTAAGTTTGTTAAAAAGGTAGTGTTTTTCTTTAATGCTTCATGGTTGCCAGGGTAGATAATAGTTTTTATACCGATATCCCTAATGTACTTGAAGTATAGGCTTAACTCATCAAGAGTAGGCATCCTATCAAATAGGTCTCCACCGATAACGTGTAAGTCTGCCGTCTTCTCCAACTTGTACAGTTCACTGAACATTAATTCATATCTATTAGTCGCCCACTCTCGTGGTACACTCTTCTGACCTAACTTGATGTGCCAATCTGCTGTAAATAAAATTTTCATTGGTTATTTCCTTATGCGATAAAAAAGCCCCAGTTACGGGGCTCTCCTTTTACTACTTAATTATAGTAGTTCAGTAACTTCTTCTGCAACTTCCGCTGGTATATTAGTTGGACTAACATTCTCTAGAATTCTGGTTTCAATGAACTCCTTCTGTTGGTCTGCTGATGGGCGACTAATAACATCGTCAATATTAGGTAGCTCTTTAATAGCTTCCATTTCAGAGTCATCTAAAGCGCGTACTTTACACTTTAATACTTGTAAAGTATACTCTACATTAAACGGTAGTGGGCCGGTCTTTTGCTTCTTGAAAGCTAAGTCCCAACCAGTTGTTGTATCTGTAGGGTCACCTAAATCTTCCGCTGCAACCATTACTGCTTCAAATAGTTTCTTTTTAAGGTTTAGTACTTTAACCTTACCATCGTCTGGGTCAATACACTGTACTGCGTACGCCCATGAGCATTTCATGTCTGTATGGTAGTGTCTTACCCAATCCTTCTCAATATTTGTAAATTGTTCTTTATCTCTATCAAACCCTAAGCATTCCATAGGAACGCGCTTACCATCTGCTGTTGTTACCCAATAAACATATCTAGGAAGAACATCTCCTACTATGCGAACAACATTGTTGCCTTCTTTATATGTGTATGCGTCTACTGAAGACTTCTTTGCTTTACCTGTTACATTGCCAAATTTAATTGCCATATTCTTTTTCCTCGTAATAAAATGTTATATTATCTTGCTCATCAAGTTCTAATAAAGGATTGTCCTCTATATCTTTCCGAGTTATCTCTGTGTATCTATATGGTAGGGTTGTTACCCCCTGCCACTTATAATCTAAGTAATTTCTATAACTTGCTAGTTCCATATAGGCAACCATCTGTTCTAGAGTTACTTGAAGTTTATTCTTAAATATCGCTTTAGGATTTAGTAAAAAACTATCTCCGGTTATATCTTGTCCGTAAAACTTGTTTAAACTTTTATTCTTTTTAGGCATTTTAATACTATAGGTATAGATAACCATAAACCTTATTGTATTTTTTGTATTGCCCTTGCTAAGTTTAAGCACCTTTTCCCAGTCGTAAAATATCAACTTAAATCTCCATTTTAGAATATATATTATACCAATATTTAACCAGTTTGTCAAGTATTATTTTTTCATAGTTAAAATATTCTACCATTAGCCCAGTGCCATCGCTTATCTAATGCATCTAGTCTTCTTAACATATAGTAGTCAATCTGTAACATATCCATAATCCTGGTTTTTAAGGTAGGATGATTGTCAAGTACAGCTGCTAAAATACCCCGATGGTCACTAACTCCAGTATTCTCACCCCCTTCGGATATTTCTACCTTAGGGAAGTGTATAGCACAGAAAGCATCCAGGTCATTGACGTCTACATATATATCTATCATTGGATCTAGTAAGTAGGTTGTCTGAAGCATGGAGTGCCTTACAGTACCTCTACCCCTAAATTCGATGTTTGATAGTCCGAATATATAGTCCTCTAACCCCTTTCCTTTCAAAATTTTAAGTATAGTAGCGACAGATACATCCAATCCTACGTACTTTAGATCATATGATAGTGCGTCTATAAATCTATCATATGGATCTCGTAGTACTGTCCAGATAACTCTATCAGCATCAATGCTATCTATAGTAGTGTCGGACTCTATACACTTACGTACTGTACTACTACCACTTTTATGTATATTTATATATCTAAACTCCGGATGTTCCCATATTTCTACATTTTGAAGGATAGTGTTGCTAAATGTTACTTCTTTCATTAGTTACCTCCTGCTACTACTTTTATATCGTAGCCTTGTTTAATATATACTGCTGAACGCGCTTTAGCTTGTCGTGCAGCAGTATTGCCCTTTAAGTGTATATCTATTACTACGGGTTGTATCTTACCTTCCATTTTCCTAATAACTCTACCTATTAGCTGGGTTAATAGAGGCTCATTATTGATTGGAGTACCCAAAATGAGGCAACTAAGCTCATTAACTGAAATACCCTCACTAAAGATGCTTTGTGACCCGTATAGGATATCTGCTTCTCCATTTCTAATCTTGTTCAACTCTTCATCTCTTTGTTCATGTGGTAGCTCTCCTGTAATACATATTGCATTATTTCCGGTTAGGTCGGCGCACCTGTTCAAAAATTGGACCCTATCACTTACTA